AGGGAAGTTTCCTAAAATGAAAATTATGCAGGTAACACACAACGCAGAATTATCAGCAAGGTTCGGTGCAAAGATTAGAAACTTAATGGATACACCAAAGTATAAAGAAATATTTGGCGATGTTTATTTACGACCTGATGCTAAAGCAAAATCTAAATGGGAAACAAATCATGGGGGAGAATATTTTGCTGCTGGTGTTGGAGGCTCGATTACAGGACGGGGTGCTGATCTATTAATTATTGATGATCCTCATACTGAACAAGATGCACATAATAAACAATCCTTTCCTAGAACATATGATTGGTATTTAAGTGGGCCCCGACAGCGTTTGCAACCTGGCGGATCAATTGTTTTAGTTATGACAAGATGGGCCACTAATGATTTAACAGGTCTCCTAACAAAAGCTGAAGAGGAACCAAAAGCAGACAAATGGGCTAAGATATCTTTTCCCGCATTGCTGGAGGATGGAGAACCTTTGTGGCCTGAGTATTGGAGTAAAGAAGATTTAGAAAGAACTAAAGCATCTATTTCAATAAGAGGTTGGTCAGCTCAATATCAACAAAACCCAACTTCAGAAGAAGGTGCATTAATTAAACGAGAATGGTGGAGACCTTGGGAAGGTAAAATACCAGAATTAGAATATGTTATTCAAAGTTATGATACAGCATTTTCAAAAAAAGAAACCGCTGATTATTCTGCTATTACAACCTGGGGAGTATTTAGACCTTATGAAGGTTATGAGAAAGCTCTAATTTTGTTAGACGCAGAAAAAGGTAAATGGGATTTTCCAGAATTAAAAACTACTGCTTTTGAATTATATAAATATTGGGAGCCCGATATGTGTATTATTGAAGCTAAAGCATCAGGACAACCTTTATTACAGGAATTTAGAAGAGCTGGTATTCCTGCAATAGATTATTCTCCTAATAAAGGTAGAGATAAATACACTAGAGTAAATACCTGTGCTGTAGTTTTTGAAGCAGGGTCAATATTTTATCCAGAAGGTGAAAAATTTGCTGAAGAAGTAATTGAAGAATGTGCAGCTTTTCCTCATGGAGAATATGACGATTATGTTGACAGTACGACACAGGCAGTGTTAAGATACCGACAAGGCGGATTTTTAACACTTGGTTCAGACTATCAAGAGGAAGATAGACCACCTAAAGAATATACATATTATGGATAAGGAGAAATTTTATGGCTGCTAAAAAAGGTTCTGTTGAAGCATTTAAACAAGCTGAAGCTGAAAGACAACAAAGATTAAAAACAAAAAACAAAAGTGGAAATAAACTTCCAGAAAGAATTCAAAAATCAAGAGACGAATTTAATGCAAAAGTAAAAAAAATTAATGAATCAAGAGTAGATCAAGGTTCAGTAGCAAGATTTAAAAAAGCCGAAGAAGAAAGAAAAGCTAGAGTTGCAAGTTTTAAATCAAAACAAAAACCAATTGATCCTGTAAAAAGAAAAGAAGCAAGATCTGGAAATTCAAACACAGCAGTTAAAACAGCAGCAACAGTTGGAGCAGCATCTGCTTCAGGTGATGCAATGGCTAAACCAAAAGCAGTTTCAACTACAGATAAAGGAATTGCAGCAGCAAGTTCATTTGCTGATGCATTTAAAGCAGCTAGAGCAAAAGGCGAAGGAACAAAATTTGCATATAATGACAAAATGTATGCAGCGGTTACTAAAGATGATGTATCTAGAGCAGGTAAAACTGATTTGAAAGATTATTTAAATTCTTTAAGTAGAAAAGATAATACACAAATTGCAAAAGCTCCTGGACAAATGTCAGACACATTTAAAAAAGGAGGCTCAGTAATGGCTCGAGGTTGTAAATTAGGAAGAACAAAACCAACTAAGATGTATTAATCAATGCCAAGTCATTTGGCTTTAAAGGGGTAAAATGAGTTCTGAAATATTCGAGGAAGATGAAACTTTAAAAGTAGAAGACGAAGTTGAATCTCCTACAGAAAAACCTTTTCGAATCGAAGGGGACGAAGTAGAAGAAGAAGTTGAATTAGAAGAAGAAAACTTTTACGCAAATTTAGCAGAAGAGTTATCTTCAAATGTTTTAAGTAAAATTTCATCACAGCTAAGAGCTGAATTTCAAAGAGACAAAGATTCAAGAAAAGATTGGGAAGATGGTTATACAAGTGGTCTTGATCTTTTAGGATTTAAATACACACAACCTGCTAAACCTTTTAGAGGAGCGTCAGGCGTGACTCATCCACTTTTATCCGAGGCGATTACTCAATTCCAAGCACAAGCGTATAAAGAATTACTTCCATCATCTGGCCCTGTCAAAGCAGCGATTGTCGGTGTTCAAAATGAACAAACCGAGGAACAAGCTTCACGGGTCAAGGAATTTATGAATTTTCAAATTACTGAAAAGATGGAAGAGTATACTCCAGAAATGGATCAATTATTATTTTATCTCCCTCTTGCAGGATCGGCTTTCAAAAAGGTTTACTACGATGAACTTATGGAAAGACCTGTTGCAAAGTTTGTTCCTGCTGAAGACATTGTAGTTCCTTATTATGCATCAAGTTTATATGATTGTGAAAGAATCACTCATGTTCTTCGTATGTCTGAAAATGATTTATACAAGAAAATGGAATCTGGATTTTATAGAGATGTAGATATTAAACCTTCAACTACAAATCAAACATCTATTCAAAAGAAGTATGATGAGTTAGAAGGTAAATCACCTAATCAACAAGCTTACAATTATCAAATATTAGAAATGCATGTTGATTTAAATTTAGAGAAATTTGAAAAAGACACAAAAGAGAAAAAAATAAAAGTTCCTTACATTGTTACCATAGATGAAGGCTCAGGTGAAATTTTAAGCATATACAGAAATTATGAACCAGGTGATAAAATGGTTAAAAGAAAAGAGTATTTTGTACACTACAAGTTTTTACCAGGTCTAGGCTTTTACGGATTTGGTTTAGTTCATATGATTGGTGGTTTAACAAGAACTGCTACACAAGCTTTAAGACAATTATTAGATGCAGGTACTTTAGCTAACTTACCTGCTGGTTTTAAATCAAGAGGAATAAGAATTAGAGATGATGATCAACCTTTCCAACCAGGTGAGTTTAGAGATGTAGATGCTCCTGGTGGAAACATTAGAGATCAATTTCAAATATTACCTTTTAAAGAACCAAGTCAGACTTTATACAGTTTATTAGGTTTTGTTGTAAATGCAGGTCAACGTTTTGCAAATATTGCTGATATGGCAGTAGGAGAAGATTCGCAAAACAGAGCTGTAGGAACAACCCTTGCTCTCTTAGAAAGAGGTTCACGAGTAATGAGTGCAATTCATAAAAGATGTTATTACTCTATGAGACAAGAGTTCAGAATGCTCCATAAAATTTTTGCTACGTATTTACCCCCTTTTTACCCGTATCAGGTTTATGGAGCAGACCAAATGATTAAAGCATCAGACTTTGATGAAAGAGTTGATGTATTACCTATAGCAGATCCAAACACATTCTCTGTTGCACAAAGAGTTACATTAGCAAATGAACAATTAAAAATTGCTATAAGTGCTCCACAATTACACGACACAAGAGAAGCTTACCGAAGAGTCTATGAAGCTTTAGGAACACAAGCGATTGATAGTTTATTAAAACCAGTTGAAGAGCCGTTGCCAAAAGATCCTGCAATTGAAAATATGGATGCTATGAATTTAAAAGAATTAAAACCATTTGCAACACAAGATCATGAATCACACATTGAAGCTCATGCTATTTTTATGAAATCTAGAATGGTACAAATAAATCCACAAGTGTATGCAACTTTACAAGCTCATATTTCTGAACATATTTCTTTAAAAGCAAATCAAGAAGTTGTTGAAGCAATGTCACAAGATCCACAATTAGTTATGTTATCAGAACAAGACCCTGAAGCGTGGACAGTTGAATTTAATGCAATGGCTGCGAAACGAATCGTTGAATTAACCACATCTATAATTAATGCAGAGTCTGGCGGTCAGCAACAAGATCCTTTAGTTGCATTAAAGAATAGAGAACTTGATTTAAAAGCTATGGATCTACAACGTAAGACAGGTGAATTTGAAACAGAAGAGCAAAGAAAACAAAACGAATTAATGATTGATACTTCAATCGAACAAGCAAGATTAGATCAAGCAGCTCAAGGCCAAAGAGAACGAATTAGAGTAGCTGAAGAGAAATTAGATCTTGCAAGAATAAAGGAAATTAATAGTAGAAGAAATGTTTAAGTGGATTAAAAAATTATTTAGTTCAAAAAAACCAAAAGAAGAAATGGATCTTTCTAAATTAACTAAAGGTGATTTGTATAAATTACTTAAAGCAGGAAAAATTTCTGCAGATAAAATCAAACCATAGGAGAAAATATGCCATTAAATGAAAAAGGTAAAAAAATAATGAAAGCAATGAAGAAAGAATATGGTAAAGATGCAAAAAAAGTTTTTTATGCATCTAAAAATAAAGGCAAAATTAAAAATGTCGAAAAAAAATCAAAAAAGAAAAAATAATTTAGGTAAAAGTTATGGCCCACCCCCGTTACAAGGCCCCAACCCGCAAGTCCCGCCCGTCAAATTACGGGAAGGAGGATGTCCACACCGTGAGCCAGGAGTCAAATCCGACATTAAAGGAATCTCATCCGCTCAAATATCTGGAAAAAAATTTATCGGCTTACGATAAATTAACCCAAAAAGAAAAAATTATTTTTCTCGCTGGTGTTTTTGATGGCGAAGGTAGTTTTGGTATTTGGAGTAGAGGCAAAGGTAAGAAAAAAATGCTTCAGGTTAAAGTAGAAACTACTGATGCTGATATGGTAGCACGTTTTCATGAATTATATGGAGGAATTTTTTTTGTTCTTGAACAAAGAAATATAAAACACAAGCATGTTTTTCGCTGGAAGATAACAGGGCAAGGAGCTTGGAAACCTTTAAAAGAAATGATACCTTATATGTGTAAACGAAGAAAAGAAAAATATATTAGTTTATTAAAACCATGTGGTTTTGGTCTTGAAGATTGGGGATCATTAGAACAGGTTAAGGAAAGATTATGATACCGTGGGGATTATTAGGACAAGGATTAAAAGCAGGGCTTGCAATTTATAAAAATAAAAAACAAGCTGAAGTAGCTATGTCTGAAGCTGCAATTGTCCATGCCGAAAAAATGAAACGGGGAGAAATTGAGTATCAAGGACAAGCATTAAATGCTCAAAAAAACGATTGGAAGGACGAATTTATTTTATTAACACTTTCATCTCCTCTGTTTTTGCTTGCATATTCTGTTTTTGCAGAAGACGAAAAGATTGGTGCTAAATTAGATTTATATTTTGATAAACTTCAATCAATGCCTTGGTGGATAATTTCTTTATGGGTTGCAGTAGTTGGTGCTGTGTACGGAATAAAGGCAACAGAATTAAAAAATTTTAATCCTAAAAAATAATTCTTGCTATTATCATAAATTCATAGTAAATCACTAAACTTATGGCATCTTTAGACATCGAAACTATTCGAGAAATCAAAAGACTTATCGACAAAAGAGTTAAAAACATAGGTGAACAAATTATTTACGGAAGTATAGACAATTATGAGAAATTACAGTATTCTAGGGGACAAATTAGTTCGCTTGAACAGCTTAAACAAGATTTAAGTGAACTGCTCAGAGATGATAATGACTGAAAAAGATAAAAACATAGCTAATAACGATACTGGTTACGTTATTCCTAAAACAAAAGAAGAGAAAGAAGAATATCTTTCTTCTTTACCCGATCCTGTAGGTTATCGATTACTTATCAGACCATTTGCTGGCGAGAAAAAAACTAAAGGAGGAATTCTTTTAGCAGATACTACTATTGAAACTATTCAAGCAACAACTGTTATTGGTTTAGTTATCAAAATGGGAAATCTTTGCTATCGAGATAAAGAAAAATTTCCCCTTGGCCCGTGGTGCAAAGAAGGTCAATTCGTAATGTATGGACGTTATGCTGGATCCCGTTTTAAAAATAAATGGGGAGAGCATAGAATCCTAAATGATGATGAGATTATAGGAGTCATTAGAAATCCTGAAGATATTAAACATTTATTTTAAGGAGAAATAAAATGGCTGAAGAAAAACAATCAAAAAAAGACATCGAAATCGATACTGATGATGTAAAACAAGAAGATTTAACCGTTGAGGTTAAAGAATCTGCTAATAACGTAGAGACAAAAGACAAACCGAATCTAAATTTTGGTGAAGTTGATTTAGGGTACACGGATCACGGAACTTCTGAAGAAAAAAAAGAAGAAAAAACCGAAATCAAAATTAAAGATGAGGAAGAAGATAAAGTTGAAGATCTTAAAAAAGATTTAAAAGCTGAAGGTCAAGAAATCGAAGGCGAAAAAGAAGAATTAGCCGATGATGAAAAAGATTTTAAAAGTCTTTATAAAAAATACAAACAACAAAATAGAAGAATTGATAAATTAACTTTTAGAAGAGAAGAAGCAGAAAGACAAGCTAAGGCTGCTGAAGAATATGCTAAAGGTGTTCAGAAAAAATTACAAGATATCGAAAAAAGATACAATGTAGAATCTGATAACTATTTAAAAGAGTTTGAAGCAAGAGTGGATGCTCAAAGAGAGCAAGTTAAAAATAATTTAAAGCTTGCAATTGAGAATAATGACACAAATGCGATCATGGAAGCAAATGATCAATTAACTCAACTTGCTGTTCAAAAAGAAAAAGCAAAAATTAGAGCAGAAGAAAGAAAATCTGCTATTGAGGCTGCTGAATTAGCTAAAAAGGAACAAGCAGAACAAGTTAAACAACCAAAAGAACAAGAATTACCTACACCTTCTGAAAGAGCTATGTCTTTCAAAGAGAAACATAAGAAATGGTTTGGATACGATAAAGATCCTGCTATGACAGCTTATGCTATTGCATTAGATGGCCAAATTCGTCAAGAGGGTATTGAAGTTGACTCTGATGAATACTATAATGAAATAGAGAAAAGGTTAGATCCTATTTTAACAGCTCAAGGTTTGAAAGAACCAGCTGAAACTGTTGAAGCTAAGCAGAAAGCGAAACCTGTCCAGACTGTCGCTTCTGCTGGTAGAAAAGAAGTCGGACGCAAAACTGTGACACTCACCAAATCACAGGTAGCAATAGCTAAAAGATTAGGTGTGCCACTTGAAGAGTACGTTAAATATGT